GCCTTGTGGAAATGTCATGAGAGCAACAATTTCGCCTGATCCTCGGTGATGCCCAATTGTTCAAGCAAAGCAATTTTTTCAGCTGCCTTTGTTTCCTCATTTTCAAGCGCAGCTGCGGCAGCCGCTTGATCTGCCTGAAATTGTGCATATTCTGCATCAGTCATTTCACGATCAATCGTTTCATCGGTCGCAATGTCGTGGATTCGGATTATTGGCTTTGTCATTATTTCACCCCGTAAAGTAAAACCGAACCGCTAAGCGTGCCGGCACCTGAAATTGTGCTGATCGTGATGCTATTGATTGCGGCAGAATTGAAGAATCCGCCTGTGATTGTCAAATTTGCATAGGATGGTGTCGCGTTCATTGCATAGGTAGTTAATAAATCAAGCTGCTTGCACAAGGCTGTTGATGTATTTGCATAATCATAGATGTTCACGATTGAGTTATATGTTGCCGATGCTACTGGCGCAGCACCATTATCGAAACCAAAATAACCACTCAAAGCCGGGTTGTTATTAAAACCATAGCTATATGAATTTGATGTGACCCCATTAAAACGCAAAAAGAAATTTGATGTCGTGCCGTGTGCACAATTTCTGAACACCATTTGCAAATTCGTATATGTTGCGGGAATTGATGAAATTGTTGTGCTAGTGCTGCCCAATGTTGTGGTGCTGATCAATGTCATGCCACCGCTTGCAGGTGTTGCCCATGTTGGCACGCCACCGGCAACAGTCACAACCTGACCGGTTGTACCGATGCCCAATCGTGCCGGTGTTGATCCGCTTGATGAATAAATCATGTCGCCTGTTGTGGTCATTGGATTGGTCATGCCGCCATCAGTACCCCAAACAAAATCCATGTCTGTATCGGTGTTTTTCTTTAACACTTGCCCGGTTGTGCCGCCTTTGAGATCCATCAAAGCTGTATCCACAGCCTGACCAAATACCTCAAAATCGGCTGGCAAATCCGTGACCAAATCTGTGGCCGTTGGCATCTGCCATCCAAAATTGCTCGTTGGATTGCTCATGTTTTCTCCTTACGCCACAATCGTGGCATTGATCCAATCCAATGTTGGATTGACTGTGTTCCATGCTTCGGTGACCGGTACATCGTTCCATCGCATTGCTTGCAATGAGAATGAAATCGGTGAAACGATCATCGAAATGCTAACCTGATTGTATCTGGCCGAAAATGTCCAGCCTTCAACGAAACCCAGAAAATCTCCTGAATTCATGTTGAGTGGCAAATTAGCAATGTTCACGGGCATACCCATGAAAACGCCAATCAAGGCATCCCGATCAGCATCATCGATTTCTGGGTTTGTCAGCTCAAATGTGATGTTGTTAAAATTAAAGCGTGGATAAGCTCTTAAAGCCAAGTAAAAATCGGCTTGATCCTCGGCATCAGCTAAATGCCGCAATGTAGTTGTGAAAATCTGTGAGAGTTGGCCATATAGCGCAATCGATGCTGCATCGCTGGCATCGGTTTCGCTTTGACTATTTTGCCCATATTTGATCGTGATGTTGTTTCGGACATCGCCTGTTCGTTGCTGGATGCTCAAACCTGATGCAATAGCGTGATTTGCCGTGAGATCAACATAGCCATTTAAAGCCAAATAATTGGTGCGGTGTGTGCTGTCTGCATAGCCAATGCGCCCAAATGAATCCTCGTAAATGTAACCCAATCCCGATGATGCCAAATCTGAGACAAGCGAATAAACATCGGTGCGTTCTGATGATCTTTGTGATAGCTCATAATTTCCCGGCCGATCAATTTCGCCCAATCCGGTGTTTTCCGCATCTTGCCATTGCGTTGTTGGATCATAGGTTGCCCATGTCAATGCTTGAGGTACTTCCGCCCATGATGCAAATAAAACTTGACTAAGAATTGTGAAAATCTGATCGCCATCAAAATCATGCGGCAGCACACCATCGGTCAAAGCTTTTGGCAATCTAGCCAATGCGCCCAAAGCAATGATGCTGATTCGCTGCGCATAATCTACCGAACCCACCTCAGCGACAGAAATACCAATGTCCACAACCGAGCCGCCAAAGATTGGCACAAATGTGTTTGTTGAATTTTGCAGCTCGATGGTAAGTGAATCATTGATGCCGATTACGACATTTGATTGATCCAGATTGATGATTTCAAGGTTTGTGTATCCTGCCTGTGCTTGCTCATAAATGTTTGTGCGGCCGCTTGTGATTGTCAGATTGGCCAAAATGGCTGTTTGATATTGCACACCGCCAATGGTCACGCGCCAAACGGGATTGAATAGGCTCATGTGAATTGCAGGCTATTTGCGCCGCCTGTGCCGCGATAAAACGAATCATTGATCGTTTCCACAATTTCTCTTGCTGTGCGTTCGCGATCAAAAGCACCTGAAACATTGATGTTGTATGTTGCTCCACTTGTTGCAGCTTCGGCTTCCCGGAATCTACCTGGATTAAAATTACTTGAAACGGCCGTGGTTGTTGCTGCCGCTGCCGCTGAGGCCACAGCCGATGTGATTCCGCTTGGTGTGGTTGTCGGTGTGGGTGTAAATGTTGGCGTAGGCGTTGGCGTGCCTGCACCAAATGTTCCGCCAGCGGCTTTGATCGTTTCGGCAAATGGGCCTGTCGATGGAACATTTGCGGCAGCATCATCTCCACCAAAAACTTTTGTGGCACCATAAATTGCACCGGCAATACCGGCTGCGGTGGCTAAACCAAGAAATGGATTGACCGCAAAACGCGATGCAATTGCAGCGGCCAATGCGGTGTTTCTTAAAGCAACATAAGCCGCTGTCAATAACTTGATCAAAGCAATGGTGGCTTGCACACCGGCTGCAATTTTGGATGCAACAAAAATCGTGGCAATGATTCCGGCAACGATCAAAAGCTCATCTTTGAAATTGATGATTGTTTCAATCAAGCCTTTCACACGCTTGCCCCACTCAATGGCCGTTTTTTGTGATTCGGTTAAACCATCTTTAAGGCCATCCTGACCGGTTAAGCCATCAACAAAGCTCTGTACGACCGGTACGACATTGATTAAAATGTAATCGGTTAAAGCTGTTACGGCTGGCAGCAAAGCCGCGCCCACTTGCTCTTTCGTTTCACCAATGGCAATGCTTAATTGCTCAAATTTGAATTGAGCCGTGGTCGATTGGTTTTCAATAAAGCCATCAAAAGTCTTGTTGAGCAATTGTTGTGTTTCATCAAATGTCAATGTCTTAAGAGTTGCAGCATCGATGCCAACGCCCAATTTTGTGAGTGCTGTATTTGAACCATCAAAGCTTTTGGCAACCGCATTTGTGACAGCTTCCAAAGGCTTACCGGTTGCCGCTGCAATTTCTTGGCTCAATGTGAGCAATTCCTGTGCCTTGGTCAAATCGCCTGTGGAGCGCAATAGGCGAGACAAGGCCGGCCTGATCACATCATCGGTTGTCGCGGTGGCGATGCTTTGCGCGGTCACATATTTGTCAATGCCGGCAATCTGTTCGGCTGTGGCATTGGTCGTGTTCCGTATTGTTTCCTCAAGCTTCTTTTGCCCGGCTTCGTCCTCAGCGGCAGCTTTCACCGATGCGATTGCAAATGCACCAATCGCTGCGCCAGCTGCGGCAAATGCCAATGCCGCTTTTTTGCCAAATTCACTAGCTTGATCGCCAAGCGTTTTGGTTGAATCGCCAGCTTTTCCAATGTCTTTGGTGAAATTGGCAACATCGGCCAGCAAGGCCAGCTTTAAGGTTCTGGATTGTCCGGCCATGTCACCACTCCTTCAAAATGCGGTCGAAAGCGTTGAGCCATTGACCAATCAAATGAGGCTGTTCAGCTCTTAATGTTGGATAAATAAACCAGCCGCGTGAGCCTCGGCCTTCACGGCCTGACCACACCGGGAATTGCTTAAATTTGTTTGATCCAAATTCATAACCGCCCCAAAGCTGCTGAGTTGTACCGCCACCGGAAAACTTTTGAGATACAAAGCCAAATGACAGCTCACCAATCTTTGAGGATTTGCTCACGCGCGATCCTTGAGCAATTCTGGATGCAGCTTGATTTGGCCGGCTACTAGCTGCACCAATGATTTTGGATTGCAGATAAGTGGCCAAGCCATTGCTCACGCTTTTGGCTTGCTTTACAGCTTCCTCATCCATTGCTTTGAAAGCTGACAAAACGGATCGCAATTCTTGCTTGTTAAATGCAATCGCTTCCTCAGCCATTTCTTTTCTCCAAAATCTCAATTGCCGTTAATAGATCCTCAGCTGTTTTGAATTCGCTGACAGGTTGCCCACTTGCTATGGCCACCTCCCATAAAATCCGATTTATGCTTCCGGGCTTGTAGCTTTTGGGTTTGCATCACCGACAACAATATCGCTGACAGTTTCGCACCAAATTTCAAATGGCTTGACAGGTTTGCCGGCCATTTCTCGTTTCATTGCGTGGTAAGCAAGAAACAACAGATCAGACACGCCCATTTTGTCTTGAGCTTGTCCAATCGTGTTGCCTGTC